CCCTCTTGTTGTTTATCCAATATGAAATGCATGTATGTTGATATGTCTTCAACAACAGGTTCATATCTTAGTGCTTTGGTCCCCATCTTGCTATGCTGATGGTCGTAGTTTTGATATTTTTTTAATAGGTCTGGACCTTGCATAAAGATGAAGTCACCTTTATAGTTAATAATCTCACCAGTATCAGGGTCAACAACTTCTTCAAATTGCATACCAATGTTTCTAGCATGTTCCCAATTCCAGTTATTTTCAGTTTCAAAAATTATTGGTAACACGCCAATCTTTTGACAACCTGCAACGGCCTCATAGATTGAAGTTGATTTACCAGTATTTGAATATCCTCTGAATGATACAAAATAACCCATCGGAATCCCAGGCACTTTTACAGCCTCGTGAAAAGCTTCTGACAATGGAATCCATTGTATTTCTTTCTCTTTAACCGTAAAATCTAACCCTTCACTCTCTTTAAATGAATCGATATTAAACGATTTTTTTTCAATAATTTTTTTCGGCTTTGTGCCCATATGTATGTTGTTAAAAATAATATTATTTAGATAATAAAGAATGGGTAGTTATGTACCACCCATTCTTATTATAAATTATTAGAACGGCAAATCGTCGTTTACATCTTTTTCACCTTCATTATCATCATCATCATCATCATCAGGCTCAGTAACTTTAATAGATGGTGCAGTTTTTTTTGAAGCTGCGGTAACGTTTGACTTAACGTTTGGTGTTCCTAATGTTAATTCTTCATCTAGGCCGTCGCTTTCTTGTGTTGTTAAAGAAGCTTTATCCACGAATTTTTTTGCTTCTTTATCCCAAGTAGGTACACCGCCTTTAACGATAATCTCAAGATAGTCGTATGGTTTAACACTGTATACATCTTCCCAAGTTCTAGAATCTGATAACCATTCAGCTGAAACTTCAGCATCTTCAGAAAGTGGTGATGGGTCTAAATGAGAAATACTCTGAACAATTGGACGATTGTTTTGGTCTCTAGCAATCATAACCATCAAATCTCTACCAGTCTGTGCATCAGTAATGTTTTGTTTAATCGCAGTCAAAACACCATAGATTTTGTCATAGATACCTTGTTTGCGGTAGTCATGGTTAAAACGCCAGAATTTAACACCATCAGCTTCATTATCTCTATCGATAATTTTTACAACGTACATTTTTTTAGCACTGTATTTTTTAGCTAACTCTTTATCTGAATCCTTGCCAGAAGCTAAAAGTGCTTCACGAGCTTCGCAGAAAGGACAGTCTTCATCTTTTTCGTGCTTTAAACACATAAATGTTTTCCATTCTCCGTCAACCTGCATTTTGTGTCCGTGAACTTCTTTAAATGGTGTTGAGCCGTCAGAGGTAGGTAATACTCTGATTGTTTTAGTAGCTGTTTTTTGTTTGTCAGAAAGGTACGTTGTGAAGTAGTTCTTCAAATCATACTCTTTAGCTGAATTGTTTTTAGCATAAGAACTAGAATTGTTCTCATACTGTTTCATCATCGCTTCAAATTGCGCATCTTGTTTACTCATAATTGTTGTTTTTTAAAATATATGTAGATGTTATTTACTCGTTTTTAATTATACAAATATACGAAAAATTCGGGAAAAGTCAAGTAGCGGGAAAACTTTTTAAGTTAAAAATATTACATCAATAAAGCAAATATACTAACTTAATTAACATAGTGCAAATAAAAAAGGGATGTTTTTTAACACCCCTTTTTTGTACTTTATTTACTTATTATGCTTATACGTCTTCTTCTTCGTAGTCTTCTGGAACATCAAATGTTTTTTTGATTGATGTGTCTACAACTCCGCCTGTATCTATATCATCTTTTTTTAAGATGTATTCTTTAGGTTTTTGTTCTCCAGTTGCGTCATACCCATCAACATCTTTCCAATAGTCGGTTAATTTTATATTGTACGGGAAAGAATCCATAGACCTCATTTCTAATTTTTCTACAGGTGTTGGGTTTCTTTTTACAATTTCTTTTTCAAGCGTATCAATTTTACTAGCTATTGAATCCATAGCAGCAACTCTTTGTTCTAAATCATTAAATTTATTTAAAAGTTCTGTTGTTTTTAAAAAACTTAAATCGGCAGATTTTTTAGCATCTTCACCACTCTTAACAAGTTGTGTTACGTCAATATCAACTTCTTCTTCCGCACCAGCATCCTCGGTTCCAGCATCTTCCGTGCCAGCGTCATCGGCGCCTGCGTCATCAGTTCCAGCATCTTCGGTTCCAGCATCTTCGGTTCCAGCATCTTCAGTTCCATCGTCTTCAGTTCCATCGTCTTCAGTTCCAAACATATTTGAATCGTCAGTATCAGCTTCCGCACCCGCATCAGCACCAGCCTCGGCACCTGCTTCTGCTCCAGCTTCTGCTCCAGCCTCGGCAGTTTTTGAATCATCAACTGGTTCTTCATCAGCTTCCTCTAGATTAGAACCTAAGATTAAATCATCTTCTGTTCCTTTAGGTTCTTCTGTATAAAATGAATATTCAGATAAGAGTCTAAATTTTTTAAGCTCTTCGTTTAGTAATTTTTGATTAATTTTCTTAGCCATATTAAGTTAATAATTGTCTTCCGTCTTCTGTTATTATCTTTTTGTTGATTCTTTCTAAAATGCTTTTATCATTTTTGATAATGCAAACACCTGAGCTGCAATCCATTTCTTGATTTGACTCGTCTAGTGTTGGTTTTTCACCTAAAAAACTATCCATAGCTTTTTTAAGGTTTTTTTCATTAGTTTCGTTATACATAAAATTTATTTTTTTGTAAATTATTATACTAATAAATATCTTAAATTAATTAAAAAACTCGTTTTAAATCCAAAAGTACCAATTCTTTCTTATCTATCAGTATCATTTTGTCTTGATACTCAGACCAATCTACTTGATACGACTTGTAATCTATATTACCAATGTCATCACCAAATTTAGATTCGATAAGTTTGTTTAGGGCATTTATAGTGTAAAACGCTGTACCTTTTTTGTGGACGATTATGGCGTTAGGAAAGAAATTTTTAAGGTCTATTTTTTTACCCTCAGGTAATAATAATTTAAAAGTTAGTATGATTTTTGAGTCGTCATTTATATTATTATAACAGAAGACTTTATCTTTTGTTACATTAAATTTTGTATCTAAATAATTTAGAAACCAATCTAATCGTTCTGGAAATATAAAGGACGCTAATAATATTGATTTATTCATTTTCTATAGAGTATAAGTATGGAATGTACTTGACCTGATTATCAAGGTTTTCAATTCTAGTTTTATACTCAATAAATATCATATTTTTTTCTAAAAACACTTTACTTTTATTCTTTATTTTCAATAAGAATTTTTCAACATTCAAACCAATAAACTCAATAAGTTCTAAATCAAAACCAAATATAAAATTATCAAAATATGTATATACCATTCTATCATGTCTATACGATATGATGTTGTTTGTTTTGTTAATCTTTTTTAATAGTTTTATGATTGTTTTTCTATCAAATATAATTGGGTCGATGAATGTGTATTTGATATCTTTGGTAAGTTGTTTGTAAACTCTTTCAACAAAATTGTATATGTCTTCTTCGTGTAGTTCTCTTCTTTCGGTTTTTTTAAATGTCCAATATAGATTGTCGGATAATTTTCTATCTATGATGTCGTAGTCTGGATAATGTTTCTTGATGTAATCCCATCCAATGATTAACGTGGGTAATCCCTGAACCGTTAGGTCCAAGGATTTAACCACATTAAAATCACAAGAAACATTTACATTAGCAACTGAAACAATATTCGCTATAAGCATAACGCAAATATACGAAAAGTATTTTAAAAGTCAAAATTATCCAATAAGTGATTTAATTTCATTTGCCAGTACAGGATAGTGTAACTTGTAAGGGCCAGTACAATTATGTGCTTCACCGTCTGATGCTGAATAACCAACACCTTGATTTAAAACTGTAACATTTGGTTGACCATTTAATACAGAATAATATGATATGACGTCAGTGTTATCATAAGTTGTTGTACCGTTTAATTTTGTACCGTATATTTTATTTATATCCCCATTAGGTTTATATTTTATATTTCCTATCCAACCACCACTTCCTCTGACAAATAGGTATTTTGCACTTGGAAATACTCTTCTAAGTTCTGTTAGTACTTTTAGTAAATTGTTTGAATTTTGAAATCCATCATTAGTACCTATTGATACTACAACATTTTCTACCCCAGTGCTTACTGGATATTTTTTAAGTGCACCTATTAACCATGTAGTGTCTTTTCCACCAAAATATAATGATGCATCACCTTGGGTTGGTGAAATTCTTCTTGCGGAAGAGCCTGCGGTTATTAAAATATTTTCTAAACAAAATAACAATGAATCACCAACTAAAATGTTTTTTAAGGTTGTTGGTGTGTTGGTTGAAGTTGGTTGTGTTGATGAATTTAATGCTTGTGGGTTATAACCGCTTATTTTTTTAAATAATTTGAAATTATCTATCCCTACTTTAACAAATCCCTCTGTCATTATATCTGCATCATATTCATCATAATTTAGGTATCCACTTTTACCCTTAAACGACCTTGTTATATATGGTTTATATACGTCATATTTTTTTCCCATTTGGAACATGCCAGCATATCCACTATTTGGGTCTGTATATGTTTGTAACCCATTTTCCTGCATCCCCATTGTAATGATATTGTCAAGCGAAAAACCTTCATTTGGTTGTTCGTATTTTTTAAATATATCTTTAAGTCTTGAATATGGTCTACCCAAGTCATCCTTCGCACTACCATTGATTCGTGTTTGTGCCTCTGCTGCTTTTATTGGAAGTTGTTTAGTCCACACGTTAAGAAATCCATTGGCTAATTTTTTAGGGTCTGACCTATATAGTGTTGAAATGTCTGATTTTTTAACACCGTTATCTGCGACTAATGTACCTGGCCAATTGTCTGTGAAAAAATCAGTATTTACGTTGCTTTGATACGATGCTTGGGTACCACTAGCAACTTTGTAATGTTGAGATGCGCCATCAGGACCTTGTTGCCATGAAAAATATATCCAAAGTAAATCTGATGTTGATAATTCATAATTTGCTGTTCCTTTAACGGTAATAAAATCACAACCGCTATAAACAGCTTCTTTTCCATCTGGTTCTTTAGGATTTTTTACAACTGGGTCATATTGTGCGTTTGCTGGTATTGTTACGGTATTTTTTGGATTATTGACATATTTTGGTTCTTTCGTCTGCCATAGACATATTGCTGATGTTCCGTGGTATTCAAAATGCCAAAACTCTTCGACACCGCTACCATCTCTTAAGCTGGTTGGCATCCAGAATCCATATCTCCAGCAATTTTCTAAAAACCATTTTAGTGATATGTTTATATTTTGGTCAAAACCTCTTTTTAAATTATCCGCACTAGTTGATATTTGTAATGCATTACCATCAGCATCTATTGTTTGTAAATCAACAGCCAACCCCCATCCATGATAAGAAGTTCCAACAGCAGCAACAGCACCAGGGGGTTTTTTATTTTTTATATTATCTCTTACTAAATTTGTTTGTTTTGTTGCGTTACGATATAGGCTAGTAATAGTGATATAGTTTCCATCGCTAAATGTTTTATAATTATTTTGTTTTGCGTGTGTAACAAAATCAGTTAACATTTTTTCTAACGCATTTGCAGCTTCTGTTATTAATGACTCGTTAAGTTCGTTTTCGTTGTCTGGGGCTGGAGCTTCTACCTGTGTACCAGCTTTTTGATTACCAACACCGTTAGGTGCAACAACTTTTTTCATTGTTATTTGATTGTTTGTTTGAGTCAAATACGCATTTTTGCCATCATTTCTAAATATTGTTGCTGCAATAGGTGCTAATAGTTGAGTTGGGGTATACGTTACTGTACTACCAGCTGTTGCCGCTCCAATTTTTTGGCCAGATATCAATGAAGAATAAAGCGTCGCTTTATCTATCAATGGTGTTTTTGCTATTCTAATTCTTGTACCAGTAAATACGGTTGTCATATTATTTGGCACAATGCTATGAGTAACCTTTGTGATTAAATAAGCACCATGAAACATTGGTATGTTATCCAATTGAAAATACATCATTGGTTGAATCATTGCATCGCCAAGCATTTCAACTTCAGCTTTATAGCTTCTTACAGAATAAACATTGTATAGGTTTTGACCAACATATGACTGGTTTGCCGAACTTAGTGAGTTTGATATTGCGTCTGTTATTGCTAATGATTCGGCCGTTTCATTAAATTCTGATTGGTCAAGCCTGATATCCTTAAATATGTTTTGATTTTGTTGTCCGTATTTAACAATAAATGCAGATGCAAAATCCTCCCAACTGGCTTTTTCTTCTGAAAAATCTTTAGGCCATGTTTTATCGTTTGTTATATCAAAACCATCGTTTGGATATTCCGAATCTGGACCGAAATCTAGCTTGGTTGATGTTTGCCCAACATATACGCAAACAAACGATGGGCCAGTTGCTGTTTCTTTTTGTGCCATATAATAAGGGTATGGTTCAAAAATGGAATGCAATTCTTTGGGGTCGTTAAAGTTAATAAAATTTGGTAATGCAATAAATTCAAAATTATTATCTGTTAATATTCTACCAAATAAATCATAAATGCTAGAATCAGGACTCTCATACAGTTGATGCGTTACCATTACTGGATGTATTTGAAATTGTTTGCTAATATCTTCAAATGACCTACTGACAAATCTAAAACTATCAATAAGGTTTAATCCAGCAGGTGTTCCTTTACCGTATTCGGTATTTATGGCTGTATCGCCAGCTAATCTATATGGTTCATTTGTTCCTTTAGAACAACATTGAAATAATATATCATTAAATGGTCTTGGGCTACCACCGACACCAGCAATCCATTTATCATATATTTTTTTACACGTTCTGTATATCTCTAATTTAATTTTTTCGTTTTCGCCTGGTGATACAATTGTTTTCTGGTCGTCAGTAACTTTGGCTATTAATGCTTGATTAATAGTATCGATATATTTTGCAAATTTTGATTTAAGAAATTTAGGTGTTGGGTTTGTATCTTTTATACCATTTGACCATATAAATACTGAGTTATTTTCAATATATTTATGTGAAAAAAGTAATTCTTTTAATTTTTTTTCTGCTGGACCATTTAGTTTATATTCAATAAATAAATTATAATCAAATTTACCTAGTGTTGGTAATGCGTAAATATATGTCATAACTGAATAGTTATCCTCTAGTTTACCAATATTTAATTTATTACCATATAGTTCGTTCATTTTGGCAAGCGTGTTAACGGTTATCTCGGTGTATGTACCATTAACGTCATATTCTTCCAAAGATTTTGCATCAGTTTTAACAACTGTGCTACTTCTTAATATGTCCCATTGTGCTTTCCACTGGCTATCGCCAAAAAATGCTGTTCCGTCCCCTTTGGTTATATCCAAAAGTGGTATGATATCATTTGTAAACTCTTCTTTAACAAATGTATCAAATTCACTAACAAATAAATCTTGAACTTTTGGTGGTAGTGCTAAAATTTCTGGGTCGATTTTTTCATAAGACATACCAAGTCTATCACAAAAAAACATTGAAAAATTGCTTTGGTTATCATTTAAAGCATCGTTACCAGTTGCAACTTGTAATCCAAAAATATTTAAATTTGTTTTAGACGTTTCAAATGAAATAACCTCTGGATAAGCTTTTAAATATTCGTCATTTTTTGGATAATCGTCGTCATTTGTACTAAACCCAGGTATTAAAGATTCGTTACCTATTTTAAACGTTACTGGTATTTTTCCAGCTAACCCTTCTCTGTATCTCCAAATTAAAGAGCCTATAAATGCTGGCCATAATTTTGGAACTTTAACAAATCCATTTCTTATAGCAAATGTATTAAAAATTTCTTTTTGTTTAAAAATACCAACATCATCTGTTATACTCAATATTCCAGTAGACCTTGATGATTTTCCAACTAGTCCTTTCCAAGGAAAACAATGTAAAAATAAAAAAGCTTTTGGATAAACGCTTGTTTGTGCGTTATATAACCTACTACCAAACAATGAAAAGTTAAAAGAATATTTCCTAGTCTGTGCAGCAAAATTAAAAAATGGAAAAGAAACTTGGTCTTGTGTTGTTTCGTTTGAAAACAATGTTATATTTTTACCAACTGATTCGTGGTTATTTGAAAGTACATTATATCTTTCTCCTGGTATAAAAGTATCAATATATTCACTTGTTGTTATATTTTCAAATGTATAAGCGGCAAAAGCACCACCAGAAAAAGTTAAATCAAGAGGCGTTTCACTATTAATTCTTCGTGTTGATAACCCATTTTGAATTCCTTCCCAACCATTTTCAATTAGCGGATTATCATAAAAAATACTATGATAACCTAACTGACCAGCACCATATTCAGATTTTGAGGAGTAATCGACCGATGAGTATTCTTGGACGCCATACTTACCATTACTAAGAAAAAAATCAGCATCTACTGGTGAAGTTAAATCGTTAGACAATAAGTCGTATTTAAAAATACTTGGACCCCTAGCAAGAGGTGGTTGCGTCGTTATACTATCGTAATCATCGGCGCCAATAATACTAATATATTTTGCGGTATCTGCAGATTCGGCGTTATCATCGTATTTTACACTCCCAGACCTATTTGATAATTTAAAATCAGAATAATTACCATAGTAAGGGTTTGTTATACTGTTAAAACCTTTATCAGCAGGTATTTCGTATCTATTAAAAGGAGTACTTCCTTTAAATGGTATTTCAATATATTTATAATCCCAATGTTCAATATTATTATATGTGGATGCTGATAGTAGATTTTTTTCTGTACCATTAACAATACCTTTTACTGCAGAATATTTATCAACTGTATTGTAATTGCTAGTTAATGCTGGTAAAATAATTTTATTTGTTTTGTATTTTTGAATTATTAACTCCGCTTCAGCCTTTGCAAATGATTCTATTTCTTTATCATCAATTAAGTTGCTAGGTTGCCAACCTAATACACCAGCAGCTCTTAAAACAATAAGTCTGGCAATATCATCTTGATTTGCGCTGTCTGGTAATCTATCGTATGGAGTTTTATCTGGTATTGACCTAATTGAATCAATTGGGCTAAATGCTTGCCAAGCTACAACACCATTTGAGTTTAATTGTACTGCCTCGTCCTCTTGTATATTTTTAACCATTTGTACGTACAAATCTTCAACGAATTTAACTTCTGGTACTAGAAGTGGGTTTTCAAGAACACCCGCAGAACCAAGATATCTTTCCACATCGTTTTCAATGTATTCTGGCCATGGATATATTACAGCGTCATCAGTTTTTTTAATATCTAATCTTTGATTGTCAAGAGATTGTGATTTGAATTTTTTTAATTCATCAATTCTAGTTGTTTCTAGATACCTTGAAGAAACCTTAAACATTAGTTCTAGGAATATTTCAATATGTGCTGTAAACATTTTAAAAATATTCCTTATATTTGGTTCAAATGTTAACTTGCTTTCAATTGCATCTGCAATATCTAAAGCTAATGAGTCTGTAAAATCTTTTTGAGCTTTTTCTAATTCTGTTCTAGCATCTTGTATATATTGTCTAGTTTCTGTAACATCGCGTACTATAATATATGCCTCACTAGGTGATACCGTTTTTGGTAATGCATTTTGAAATCTTTTTACAATACCACTAATTACTTCATTATTGGTACCGTCTATTAAATCTTCATAACTTTCTTTTATATTATCAATCATGTCGGCGTTATTAACACCACCAGTTGGGCCAATTAATTCATTTACTTTTGCTATCGCCCCACCAGTAATTTGATTTGTTTCTATTAATTTTGCGCTCAATAAATTGCCAACCTTTGTGTTATATGCATCGCGTTTTTTTTTATATTCTTCTCTAAAAGTCTTACCAATTTTATACACATTAGTATTTTTATATGCATCTCCAAAACTAGTTTCGCCCTCTTTACGTGGGTCTGGAAAAAAAACAATACTAGTTTGATAAGGCTCGGTTGTATCTCCAAGTATTGCCTCGCATATTGTTGGGTTTTTAAGGTCTCCAATGTAGCTATCTACTAAACCCTCGATAACCGTTAAATCACCCTGTAATTCATTAATTAATGCTACGTTATTTCTATTTACATTTGATGTATTTGCTAATTGTTCTTCCACTAATTTATCAATGTTATTCATATCTTTCATGAATTGATTGATAGAAATGGTATCTTTACTTTTTAATAAATCAATTCCATCTGGTGTTCTAACAGCAGCTCTCAGATATCCAAGAATCATATCAGCAAACATCGCATATGTATAACCAACAAAGCTTGCACTAATTTCAAAATTACCAGTTTGTGAATTAAATTTAGTGTTGCATTTAACCATGTGTAAACAATATACAACAGGTTTACCATAAAACCCTTTGATTTTTAATTCAAATAATGGATAGGGTAATCTAAATAAAACATTATATATTGATTTTGCACCAGATTGGAAAATTGCTCCACCTCTAACATCAATAAAATCTATATTGACCATTGGTGCATATGATGAGTTGAACTCTATTTGAATATTAGTAATTCCTAATGCTTCTTCAATTATATTTTCAGTTCCTAAGTCTGTATAGCTAGTGGTTAAAAAATTACCATAACCTGTACTTCCGTCTTTTTTACCTTTGATAAAATTTACAATACTAGAACCTTCGCTATTTTTTTTTTGTGTACCGTTTTGAGTATTAATTAATACGCTTCTTGCTTTTTGTGTTGTAAGCAATTCAACAATAATACATAATTCTTCTGGCGGTACGGACATGTTATAATTTGTATCACCAAAAATACTATCATTATATTGATAACCAAAATCGTTTGGGTCAACTATGCTGAATCTGCCACTACCTTTTCTATCACCTTTAGCCATGCTGTAAATTGTTTTTTATTCTAAAATTATACCCCATAAAGTAGTTTATAATTGTTTACTAATTGTATATATCTGCCTATTGCATCTTCAAAAGGAAACGGTACAACGATTATTGTTTGGTCGGGTATTAAAAACTCCAAACCCCCAAATTGTGGGTTTGCAGACATTATTAACCAACCAAAGTATGGTGAATTATAATACGCATTGCTTACTTTGTCAAGTCTTGTTTCACCTAATTTATATAATACAGTTTTATCACCGCTTGTTTGGGTCAGCGTAAGGCCAGGTATTGGCTTCATCTTATCGTTACTTCTAAATTCTTCGTATCTATCGAAATATCTTGGCATATGTTTTTATTTTTTTATTTTGGTGGTTTTGTTACTGGTAATGTGTATTTAGCAAATTTTTGCCAGAAAGTACAAGTTTCTGTACCAATTTTTGATGAGAGGTTTATAAAATCACCTAATGCTACTAATTCTACACTGCTAGCGTCAGAAGGGAAATTTTTCTTAATGTTTTCAAGCAATCCTACTGTTGGTGGGTTTGTATTTGGATTTCCGTCATAATTTTCATTTGCTACCGCTAGGCTAGTTGCACTACCCCTGCTTGAGAATCCAACCCAAGCTTTTCCATCAGTACTTCTATCTATGGTAGCGGTCCAAGTAACTACAGGCCCCTTTACCGTAACTTCTACAGATATGACCGTTGGATTTATTCCAGCATCATATAGTGCATATAAAACTTTTGCAACTTTAGTATTCATTTCACCGACATTTCTAGAAACTCCATTAATTGTTGTACTTTGAAATGCGTGTAGCTTGTCACGATTGTTACCAAAGTTAAATGTTGTTACGTCATAACTATCTTTTAAAGCATATGGTAATTGATATGGTGATGTTGGTGTAGATGTTGGAGGCGGTGCTGGTGTATTGTCTAGATAAAAACTAATACCTGGTTGTCCGCCAGTTTCCCAATTTATTATAAATCGACTACTAGGGTCTTTTTGTGCTGCCAATATATTATTTTTATTATCTTCGTCAATATCTCCCAAATCTAAAACTCCCTGCCAAGTTGTACCTTTTTCCCAAGCTTTACCACTAGGTTGGTCTGCGGCTACTTCTGTATTTGCCACAATAACTTGACTACTTGAATCAGAACCAGAATCAAACACAACTGAGGTGTCGTCATTTCTACTAACATTAAATGTTCCGTCAACACCTAAACCAAGATTAAGGCTAGCACCATTTATATTTGCCTTTATGGTAACCATACCTTTATATGTTTTTGATGATTGTAATGCAAATGTTGGTAATTTATCTGTTCTACCCCATTCAAAATCAACGGTTATACTATTCAATGATTTATCATAAGGATAAACTTTTTTAATATTAATTGCATTAACAACATCAGCATCTTTACTATTACTAGCAGCTACTGGTGTTGGTGGTGCTGGTGCTGGTGTTACCGATGATGGTGTGGTTGGTTGTGTAAATGGTTGACTTACTAGATTTAATTTATTAGGGTTGGTTGCCCCGTCAGGGTAATAGTCAACATTTAGCGTATATGTACCATCTTTTTTATCATTAACAATACAGCTTTGAGCATTTGCTCCTAAACAAACATTCGACACAATTTTACCCGAGTCATCTTTAAATTGTGTATTACCAACTTTCATAAAGTCATAGTTAGGGTCAATAATTCTTAACACTAAATATTTACCAGTTGTTTGTTCTAAATTAAAATAACTAGCATCATTACCTTGTAATGTGCTAAACTCACCTAAATAATCAATAGTTATACCAGGTTTGCTTACGTTCGTATTTGCAGTATTGGTTAGCATTTCTGTATTTAATTGTACCTTTGTTGTATCGTTATACACTAACGTTTCTAGGCTATATTGTTTACCCTCTGTAAGCCCAGTGCACGGTGGTGTTACATTAGCAAGAGGAATTGAAAGAGCATTATCCTTTGTATTTTTTTTAAATGAAAAAGGGTCAAATTGAAGTAGTTGAGTACTATCGCTAGTGTCAAGATGTATATATTGATATTGTTCAAGTCCGTCAGCGCTTTTTATTGTCGATTTAACATTTAGTTTATACTGACTAAGTTCAGGTCTTGTTGGGTCTCCGTTATTATAAAGATTAAAACTAATAACCCCGTTTTTATTGTTTGTATTTGTAGTTGTTACATCTTTTACCGTTAAATTTTTAATAGCAGATTCTTGTTCTTGTTGAGAATTTGTTAATCCGTTAACATCTATATCATAACTACATGGGATTGAAACACCAGCAAAACTAAATACAATTTTATATGGTATTTCATTTCCCTCAATTAATTCAGGTGTTTTTGGTTCTGTATTTGAAAAGTATAAATTATTGACTACCGAATTTGATTTTGTGAATGCGCTAGATACATCTATTGGTGTTTTCCATACATAGGTATCTTTTTCATTGATTTTACTAATTAGTGTTACCGTTAACTTGTAATCCTGAGATAATTCTACAGTTTTATCTGTTGCGTTAATAAAAAAGGAGATATAATTACCTTTGGTAGCATCTTTAAGTACTTTTAAATCTGGGTTTGACGTATCTGATTCTGATACACCTATAGAAATTATTTGACCGTCGCTATCACATTTGGTTTCTGATTTGGTTACGATTCCTGTTGCTGTATCAAATATAATTTCACACGTTGGGTCATTAACACCCACTAGTTGTATTGATACATTATATTCGCCACTATCAATTAATGATTGTGGTGGTGGGTTATCACCCCATATACCATTATCAGTTGGTGTACAATAAAAATTATTATTCTCTGGTGCGTATGTTTTATTATCTTCAGCATAAAATAGTTTATTTGGATTAGTTGCTACATATATAACACTTAAATCGTTTATATCGTAAACATTAATATATGAGTCATATGGTTGTAATATTTTTACTGCTGAGTCATTATAATCAAATCTAAAACCAATAATATCTTCAAAAAAAGAAATTGGTTCATTTTTTTCATCTTGTACATTAAACCAATATAGGTTATCTTTATCTCTTTCACAAGAAGATGAAGTACCATCACCACCTTGAGTATCTGAGCTTGTTTGTTTTTTATCTTCATCACTAGTTGCTGTTTGGTCAACAGTCGGAGGTGCATACGTTGGTACTGTATCGCCAAAAGCTCCCATAGAAGTGGTAACGGAATCAAGACCTAGTACCAAGCCGTATGCTGTTTCTTGTGTACCTTCTGGCATTAGTTCTGTTTTAGAAGCAAATGTTGTTCTTGTATTTTCCCCCTTGTAATTCTTATCAAGCAATTTAATATCTTCAACAGTTGCGATATAATCAGCTCTGGGGTCATAAACTTGCGAGTTTGCAAAATAATTAAACGATAGTGCGTTTTGTAATTTATTAATTGGGCCGTACATACTAGAACCACCAATATATTTAAAAGATATTGTTACATTAGCAATCATTGGTTGTACACCAACACCTTCTGGATTTAAATCCCAAACCAGCGGTTCGTAATCAATACTTAAATTATCCATCATTATTTTTGTATTGTAAAAATCACCAATTCTTAGTATACAAACTGGTGCTGGACCAAAAGCTAAATTGTTTGGGTTGTCATTTGCATTGCTTGTTGGCCCTTGTCTAGTGCATTGTAATAAGAATGTTAATCTAGAGTTTAAACCTTCTGGTGTTGTTGAATGAAATGCTGGATGAAAATATCTTATTTGTTGTCTAATTTTATCAAAAACAAAAGAATCGTCTCTTGTTAATTTTTCAAAAAAATCCTGTTCAGTATAGAATCTATTAGTTACTTGTGAATTTAAGGCTATTTGTTCAGGCTCTACTACTGTTCTTGGTTTTTTTGTTTTAGTTCCTTCAGCTTTATTTGTAAATTTAACTCTACCGTATCTGTCGTATTTAGGTCCTTGAGAATCTACAGGTGTTTTTGAAGTATACGGAAATTTTTGACCATCTTTGGTAGCTGTTTTTACTGTACCAACAATTCTTTTCTTTTCAATAATGTTGTTATCTAATAACCATTTTTCCATTGCCGCAGCTCTATTTTTTGATAGTTGTTCATTCGCATATGTTTGTCCACCACCTTGACTACTGGCATACCCCTCGATTTCAGCAACACAACTAGGGCACGTATTTTTTAAATAATCTCTAAGCGCAGTCTTATATGCTTCGTCGTTCCATGTGTCAAATTCTTTATCTGGTGGTACTTTTAATTTTTTATTACCAAGAGACTTAGAAGTGCCAGGCTTGTTAAAACCATAGTTTGTTGAATCTGGCCAATACCCCGTATATCCTGTTGGTGGGGGGATTGTGGCATAATAATCAAGTTTTGGATTTGGGCTATCGTATCCCTCCGTATCCGTCGCATCTTTATATTGTTTTTCACCATTGTATTTTCCGTGTCCTGTAAGACCACCATCTTCGTAGTTCCACGCTAGAACAGTTTCTATTTTTGTTATATCGTTAGGAAAATAAATAGTAATTTCGCTTGGTGCCTCTACTGGGGGTTCTGTTATCTCGTCAACATAAGTTTTAACTGTTTGTTTAACTGTTTCTTGCTCTTCTCTTGTTAATAAACTAGCATAATAGTCATCATCAATACAACCAGCAAACCATGAACGTATATATTCATCTGTTGGTCCGTTGTCACCTTTAAACCCATTCATCGAACTAGGATGGTCAACAACTATTTTAAACGAAAGATTACCTGTTCTTTCAGTATTATTATATGTATATAACGGTTCGCCTCTACCAATAAATAAATTACTTTCAAGACTAACTGAACTAGATTCACTAAATGTTAAATCATATGGTGGAAACCACATTATTCTACCAAACTTTCCTGTTAGTAGGTCGCCTGGTCCTTGTTCAATTGGTAATAAATTTACCGCTGGCGAACCAACCCATGCTAAATTCTCAATTGAGAACATGTATTTTTTGGGTATCGTTGACCTTCTAGTTAAATCGTCTGTTTTATATGGTGCAATTTTTGCAAATCCATTATCATCTAATACAGACATTCTTTCTGAGTTGTGTAATCTCCAACCTTTTGTTCCACCTGTTAATATTGGACCTCCAGAACCTTCTTTTTGATTTAAACCACGACTTCTAATTAACTTATTAACAGTATCATATCTGTATTGTGGTATCCATGTTCTACAAAATGTATTTGTTGCTGAATCATTTGAGCTACTATTCCCAAGAGTACCGTCTGGATTAAATCTAAATTTAGATAAAACACCAGAACCTTTAGATATAAATCCATTTGGTGATATGGCTGTTTGTATTTGTTCTTTGCTATTACCACCTTCAGCACTACCATATGCTGAAACCATTGTCCTCATACCCTTGCTATTAAATAGCATTTGTGTTTTACTTAATAATGATTTTTTTTCACCAACAAATTGAGCGTTACTAGATTGGGGTGCTGCTGGTCCAACGAATTCTGCTTGTTGTGCTAATAAATTTGTTGTTGCACCTTTATTTGATGTCCAAGCAAAATTTTGTGCAAATGGTTTTGAATCTGATGCACTTGGTAACCCAATAAATCCAGAATCTGCAACCAATTTTTCACGATTCCAATTTAAATCAGGAATAATTCCATCTGTAGGTATAAGAAAATTTTGTGTAAGAACCCCTTGAGGATTCATAAATGCGTACCCTTTTATATTTTTTACACCCTCGAAACCTGGTACATATCCACTTCTGAACGGACCTTGTATATTTTCACCATTTGCATTTATATTATATTTTAAAGCTTCTTTTTGACCCTTACCAGTATTTTTTAACATACTGTTTGCACGTACAATATTATCAACGTATTTATTTTCTTCTGCAAATATTGAACCTTCAGGTTGTAAAAGGCTTTTAGGTACTTGAAATCCTAATATCTTTTCACCTAATCCAAGTAATTGACCACCTAGTGTTGATGATACAGTAATCTTGTAATCTGGTCTAAGACCTATTGAACCTATATCCCCTTGAACTAAATTTAAAAGATTTTCATTAAGATTTAATTTACCTAATATTGCTTGCTCTGTATTAAATGCTGCGTTGTTTGCTAGGGCCAATGCTAATTGTTGGGCACCTATTGTCCCTAATTTTGTATCGTTAAGAACACCAGCAACGCCTAATACTCTACCAGCCAAAGATGACCTTAAATCAAAATTTGGTACCACATTAATTCCACCAGCACCACCAATACCACCAGCGATACCAACACCTTGACCATTTAATAGACTACCTAAAATATCTGCGGCTTGTGTCGCATCTTTACCAACACCCAATAATTGACCATATGCTTCATCATAACTTGGTAATTGTTGCGCTGTTTGAATTGGTTGAAGTGATATATAGTCAGCCATATCAACTTGCTTGGTAGCATCTAAATATAGATTTTTAATTGTTGCTTGTTTTCTATATTCAGCAAAATCACTTTTTGCTAGTAAACCATATTGTTCTGTTGTTGAATCAGGTGTTGTTGGGTATTGAGTTGTTCCATTTGGCGGAACAGGATATATTGGTGTTGTTAAGGTATAATTAATATCTAAAAACTCTGGTGCAGCTGAATCTTGGTTTTTATATAAATTCATTATGATAGCGTTATCATAACGAAACACACCATCAATAACAAGTGGATTTTGTTGAGGTACAGAACCATTACCAACCATTGTATCTAAAAATGGCTCTCCACCTCTTGGTGAACCGTTGATAGATGTTGAATACTGTGGGTACCTAATTGGGTTTTGAATATTTAAATGTAATAAAAAATCACGAATACCAAAATCTAATGCCGTTCTAGTAATTGAGTTCTTATTTCCTGCCGTAGGTGCTGTTGTATCATAATATATTAATGGCATAACTGTAAATTATTTAATTATAAATATAATACCATAGTATTTTATGTAAATAAACCTAAAATTGTTTTATCTTTATAACAAAATAAGCCCACGACGGGCTTACTATTTTTATTATTGATTTAATTGTTTATTTATAATTATTTTATTTTTTTTATTAATATTAATAATATATTCAAATATACGGTTTTTTTTCCAATAAGTCAAGTACTAATCGTTTTTACCTTTAAGTGCTTTATTTGCCGCTTCATTAACTTTAAGTGATAACTGTCTAAGAAACAATGGGTCGCTCATTAAATCCTTTCCAACTTCTCTAGATTCTTGAGTTGATTCACCATTTATTCTTACGTCAATTACTCCACCTATCTTCATATCATCAACCCTTACACTAGCAGACGCGTTTGAATTAGCCGAGCCAGGCGACCCACCATACATTGACATTATTGACCTTGCAAGATTATTATTACCGTTAGCATTTGTACCAGCTATCATCGTTGAGTCATTCAACTTCATAAATTTATCTTTAGCATTAAAACTAACAAGACCATCATCTAATTGAGCAGTTGCGGCACCAGATACAACATCATCTGGATACTTATCTGGATTTGCCTTGATATCAGCAATTAAATCTTTATTAGATGGTATAATATCTTTTACTTCGGGGTGTAATTTTCTATAAACAGCCCTACCTAATGCAACATCGTCTGTCCCCATACCTTTGATACCCAAACCAAAACCTTGTGTATCTAAACCAAAAGCTTTAGGTAGTATTTCAAGTATCCCAACACCAGTACCACCCAAAGCTTCCAACCAACCAGCACCGCCTGTACTTCTTGCACTTTTTGACGAAAAAAAGTCAACTTGGTCTTTTACTGTTTTAGCTACAGAAACTACAGCTGCCGCAGTAGCAGCAGCGGCTCCAGCACCACCAGACCCAGCAGCTGCAGTACCAGTAGTAGTCGCACCTCTAGCAGCAGTACTCGCCGCAGCATTACCACCCATACCAAATAAACCTGAACCCATCATTCCCATTCTAAAACCTACAGCTAAAGACGCACCATTAGCAATCCACATAGCAGCTTTACCAGCTAATGCAATAGCAAAAGATTTAATTGGGTTTTCAGTAACGTATTCAATAAATTCACTAATTTTACCACCAACCCAATCAAGAATAACCCCAATTTTATCAAATATTTTTTCTTTTTCAAACCATGCGGTGAATTTACTAATTGCTGCTCTAAGTTTATCACCAACACCACCTTTTTTACCAAAAGTGTCTGCTAATTTTTCTGCAAACGGCATTAAAAATATTTTAAATTGTTCAATTAACCCATTAATTTGTTGGTCAAAACTCATAGCATCCTTAGCTCTTTTTTCAAGACCAGCTTTTTCTGCCATTTGTGCTCGAATAACCTCTTTTGCTGAACTACCTAATTGACTAAGTAATTTTTCGTTTCCGTCAATTTCAATATACGCTTGCCCCTTATCATTAAATTGTGATATATTTTCCAGAAATTCTTTTTCATCATCTTTTAACCCTGTAACATCCATTTGGGTTCTAATTTTTTTAAACTTAGCCATATTTTTACCTGCCGTTACCAATGTTTCCAACTCAACACCAGTTGCTTCAGACACCTCTCTAAGCCTTGCCATCTCAACAGCCGCCAATTGTATATTACCATCTTTGTCTATCCTTGCATTTTGAGATGCAGCATCAGCAACGGCTTTTGTTAAACCCTCCATATCATTACGAGCCATATACATCAACTTAAAAGGGTCAGCCAATTGAGACCATTTACCACCTAAAACTTGAAGTTTAGCTGACATTTCAACTGCACCCTCAATATTCATCAACTTATCAGCCATACCAGCTACAGAATTCATATTTATACCTAACTTGGTAACTGTTTCTGCCATTTTTTTAAACCCTTGAACCCCACCTTTAAAGTTATACCTATTAAGCATTTTCATATTAGATGTGATATTCTTAATAACCTTAGATGAATTTAACCCCATTTTACTCGCATCTTCCATGGTGTTATTCATAAACGTTGCAACCTTTTCAACGGACATACCCTGAGCCTCAAATTCAGCGGCCATTTTAGCAGCTTCATCAGCCCCCATACCAGTTCCTTTAGCAATGGCGGTAATATTAACTAAATTTTTAGCACCCAATAGCACCGACCTTCCAATTTCTTCACTATATGCTGATTGCATCTTTGTGGTCTCTTCAAGTGTACCACCCATTTCGGTAATTTGACCTGAAGCAACCCTTATACTACTACGAAAAGAATCACTTCTTTTTTTCAATAACCCCATACTTAAAGCCGAACTCCTAACCGCTTTATCCATATCAAAAAGTCCATAACCCTTAATCTTGTTGTAAACATCTACTATAGCACCAGGCAACTTACCCAACGCCTTAGAAGTTTCATTAACAAGCATTTTAGTCTTACTAACTGCTTTAAGGTTTGCTTCGTATAGTTGTTTTTGTGCTTTTAATTTGTCAATTTCTTCGTCTAAAGCTTTTTGTAATTTTTCGGTTTCGGCCGCGTTTTTTCCAACAGCTAACGCTTTTTGTTTTTGTAAAAAAAGGATATCTTTTTCGAGCTCTTTAGTTTTTTTAGCATATGTTACGTATTGTTTAGCGTCACCAAGTATGGTTTTTTGTATATCCATACTTTCTCTGGTATTTTGAAGATATTCGTATTGCGACGAATTTAAACCCGTTGATAGTTGATTTGCTTTTTCTAAAAGTTTTATTCTCTTAATTAACTCTTCATTAGTTAATTTTGATAATTCATAATCATTCATATATTAAATTCTTAGCAATATTATTATTATAAATATCTAGAAATAAAAAAACCCTATAAATAGGGTTTTATGATAAGGGAACTTCCCCAGATTTTATTTTATTTTTTAATGCTTCACCACTCACCTTTGTTTTTCTACTACCCTTAGCGTTTGGATTTCCCCTATTTGTTATCTCTTCAGCCTTAGCTTGTTCTTCTTGTTTTGACTTAATAAGCATTCCCATGTAGTATCTTCTTTCATTTGTTGGCATATTTAAAACGTCATTATAACCTATTTTTAAATATTGCATACAAACAAATATCTCTTCCCATAAAGATGGTTTATATTGGTAAGTCAGGCCAAAAAAATCTGACGTTAAGGGGAAGAAAGGTAGAAATAGACTCACCTCTAGGAGTCTTAACTTCGATTGATAGGTCAACCCCACAATCTATTTTTTCAATGTAATCTTTTAATTCTTTAGAATCACGAACCCTCATTTTTTCGATAAAATCTTTAATAAAGCCTTTATCTCTATTACCATTTATATCTACAATTTGTCTCTCTAATCTATATGTAATTACACTATTTACAGGTATTTCATTTTTTTCATCCTCAGCAACCAACTTTTCAATTTGGTTTAAATCACCTACTGTCAACAATTTAAATTTAATATTTGCCTTTGCTATTGGTAAATAAAAATCAAAATAACCTTCAGCATCTGGCTCTTTCGATAATTTAATAGTTTTTAGGCTATTTAAATCAACTTCGCTTTCAAATGGTGCACCATCTTCATCATACATTGTAATCGGGTACATTTCACCATAACTTGTTGCTCTTAACCATAACATGATAGCATTTCTATCACCAACATGTAAATCATTATATCTTAGGTCTGGTTCCAATAATTTTCTATTAATTAGAATTTCCAAAAATTCACCACTCTGTAATAGATTCGGAGACGTTAGGATATTCTCATCTGCCGTTGTCATATAGGCAACCTTAACACTTGATTTTTTATTTTTATATAGTTTACCCTCAGAAGGTAAAGGAATAACGTCAAAAGCTGCGTTATATTGTGGTTGGCTTAATTGTTGAATATACATATCACTGTTATTCATAATTAAATTAGATGGTCCCATATTAGTTATTGGTTGTTTAGATTCTGATTTCAAAGGAACTTTTTGTGGTTCTTGATACTGCGGCTGTTGTTGTTGATATTGCTGCTGCTGATACTGCTGCTGATATTGTTCTTGTTGTACCTGTTGCTTTTGTGGTTGTTGTGGTTGTTGTTGATACGGTTGCTGTGTCCTTTCAGACGCCGTATTAAAACTATTTTGATATTGTTGAGTATTCTCAACATTTCTTTTCAATTGTTCATCTCTTAATCTAATTTGTTCTTCAGTCCTTTGACGCATAACTTCGACCGCTGACATGTTAGTTTCGTTCATCGAGTTGGTATATATTTCGTTTGCGGCTTCGATTCTCTTTGCTTCGTAATCCGAATCAACATTAACTGGTTGTTGAGGTGTGTTTTGGCTTTGTGGTGTGTTTGTTGGAAACACATTTGGTTTTTTGTCCATAATTAAAACTTTTTATTTACTATAAATATAGAATATTCGTTTTTTTTGTAAATAGGGTTTACAATTTTTAAATTTTTTTGTAAATTTGTGTATATGTTAAAACTAATAGTAAAAATTAAAAATTATTTTGTTAAAAAGCAGAAATACAAAACTGCTAAATTTTTTCAAAAGATAGAACTTAGATTGCAAGATAATTAAAAATACCCCATGAAAATATCACAGGGTATCTTTAATATATTTTTTTATATCTTAGAATAATAAGATTGCTCTGTCAAATCTAAGTGTTGCGGTGATTTGAGCGATACCATCATCATCCATTGCTAAGTCACCAAAGCCAACGTTTGTAAGCATAGTACCATCTAATAACCATTTTTCTACAACAACACCCGTCGGGTCAAGCATTTCAAGTTCAACAGGTCTTTTGTAACCAGCTGCGTAACCTTGACGACCAGTAATAGATTCAGAGTGTAAACGAACCCACTCCATTATAGCTTGAGTAGCTGAAGGACCAATAGGGTCTCTAAAAGTAACATCAATAGTTTCCCATGTAAATCTACCAATAACCCAAGTAGAAGTATTCAAGAATGGAATCTCAACTTCATTTTGTGTGATTGAAGGTCTAGAAGCAGTTTCTAACCACCATTGCTGAATACCCAAATCAGCTGGGAAAGTGATAAGCCAACGATTCTTTTTCTTCGGTTCGTAAGGCAAGGGCATCTTCATGAGTAAATCGGCCATATTCTAAAAATTTTAATTTTTTGTTTTATTATTATAAATATGTAGTTTTTTATTTTTTTATATTAAACTACTCATTATTTTTTTTATTCTTTCTATCTCTTCAGTCAATACTTTATTTTTACCATTAACCGATTCATATGTTGCTGGTTTAAATGGTTTAGGTTCATCATCTGATGATTCACCACCACCACCAGACTCACCTGAAGACGCATCAGCATCTGAAGCTCCAGCATCACCACCACTAGGCGGCGTAGCCGTAGGTGCACCACTTCCACTAGCAGCACCCCCACCAGTACCACCTCCACCAGCAGCACTTCCACCCTTTCCATCTGGTTTTGACTTAATACCTAATTTAGCAGCCTGCTTATCTGTATTTTGTTGTTGACCACCCTTTGCAGCCATATTTTTTTTCTGTTGGAACATATATTGAAACAAACCTATTGCATCAGTCATAAATTGCATTAAATGCTTTTTAAATTTACCTCTATCTTGAGCATCTTTTTCTATTTGTGTACGTTTAAATTGAGCCTCAGCCTCGTCAATATTTTTAGCACCAACTTTACCCATTCCAGCTAACTTATCCATTAAATCACCTTTTTTAAATTTACCAGTATATACTGTTTTAAAAATGTCATTGATAAATTTAGCTAAATTTTCATACGTTTGTGGGTTAGCAGATGAAAGATTAAACATTTTATTAAAATCAGTTAATATAATTGGATTTTGTTTAAATGTTTGAAGTTTTTGGTTAAAAACTTTATCATCCCCACTTTTCATATTTCTAAGCTTATTCCTAATCTGCTCAATTCTATTTAAAAAATCTTCAAACTCTTTAACTCTTTTAGGACTAACGTTTTTATTAAGATATTTAACAAGCTCTTTATCTCTAAAGTATTTAGCTTCAGACAAAGGCTTTTTTAAATCTGCCGTCTTAACCGCGTATGTTTTTTTCTGAGGTCCGTCACCATCAGCATCTATTTGTGTACTTCCTGGTGAAACATCTGGAATTGTAACTGTAACGTTTCTACCTTTGTAAATTGCTTTATCACCCTTTTTAAATGTTGTTACATTTGTATCTACATTTGATTCATCATCTGATTTACCCTCTGCTCCAGCACCAAACTTCTTATTGCTAGCAACAACAAATCTAAATAAGTTTAATAATGAATTATATAAATCATCGTTAAAACCGCCTTTACCATCACCTTTACCTTTATCACCACCTTCTTCTTTACCTTTATCTTCAATTTTTTTAGGGTCTTGTGCTTCATCTTTATCAATGGTTGGACCTTCTGGTTCTACAATACCAGCACCACCCTCAATGTTTAACATTGATTGGTATAGGTCATTAAGTGTTTTTGCTCTAGATTGTTTTTGACCTTTCATTCTCATTATCTTAACAAGAGCACCAGCACCCAAAAGAGCAACACCGATTGGGCCTAATACGGCACCAAATCCTTTTGCTACTAAATATCCAGTACCAGTCTTAATACCTGTTTTAATTGCTACTTTGGTAACAATTTGTGGTACCATTTTAATAAGAATAGATGTCAAGTTTCTACCAGCTATTGTACCGTATAAAGTTGTGTCAGGAGTTAATTTACCCGTTCCAGATGCGCCACCGTGGAACATATCATTAAGTGTTTTAAATTGGTTTGGGTTATTAACTAAATCATGAAGACCTTTAGCTGCTTCAGTTGGTTTCATCATTACACCACCTCTCTGACATAATAAATCAATACCCTTATTAGCATCACCACCACCAATTTGCTTAAGTGCGTCAACCAATTCTTGAGGTTTTGAATTTGCATCTAACGGATGCTCTGTAAGACGACCTAAAAGTTTATAAACACCTTCACCAGGCTTAATATCATTTAATATTTCACTTTTTGTTTGCAGTAACTCAGTTGTTGTTTCTGTGTCAGTATAGTTATACGGTTGGTCAAATAAATGCTTAAACCATTCTGTATTTGCTATCCAACTAAATGCACCCATTGAACCACCTATACCTGCTAATAACAATGGAAGTTTATTTGACTTAAGTGTTTTCATTCTTTCACTGTCAAAATCTTTACCGCCATCACCACGTTTAGCTTGCAATGTTTTTCTTACATTTGCTGCATCATCTTCATTAATTGAGTAGTCAACACCCTCTTCATATCTAGAAGCTAATGTGCTAGGACCATCCCAATTACCTACTTCACCTAATCCTAATTCTTCTCTACAATCATTAAGTTCTAATAGGTATAAATAATTTAATTTATCTGAGTCTGTAATACCTTTTGATATAGCAAGGTCAACAATTGCTTTTGCTCTTTCTTCACATTCTTTAGGACTACTTATAGAATATTTTAAATTTTTACCAGCTTTTTTAAGCTTGTCACCAATATTGTCAAAAAAACCTTCTTCTATTTTTGTTTCACCTAAACCAAAACTTTCGTCTATTTCTTTTAATTCCTCTTCAGACACTTCAACAACGTTTCCCTCAGCCTCATCAACAACTGAATAAGCTGCTGTTAAATCAACATCTAAGAATTTTTTAACATATTCTCTAAGGTCGTTGATAATACCGTTGGCCGCATCGATAGGTAAATAACCCTCTTCATTTGGTTGTTTTAATGTTGCAGCAACAATTGAATCATAAACAGAAGAAATACCCATAACGGTATTTAAAAAATCAGCACCCTTTTCATTATTAGGGAATTCTGGATTTTGTTCTTTCATTTGAGCATCAAGGGCTTTAATCATTTCATTACCCTTTTTATCTATGATTTGCTGAATTTTAGCTGCGGCCTCTTGGTCAATTTTTCCCTTGCCAAAAATTTTACCACCAGCCTTATATCTACCCAATTTAGATAGACCATATTTAATTTTTTCCCACATTCCTTCGTCAATCATTTCTTCATTCATTGTTGGGTCAACTTCAACCATCTCTCTTAACATGTGGTTGATAACAACATAATGTTGTTCTTCTGTTAATATAATTTTTTGCGGCATAATTACTTTTTTTATTATATAAATATCTGTTATTTTAGTAAAATTTAAAGTCTGGAAACTTTTTTTTAA